CACATGGTGATCACGATGACTTGGCAGACTCGATGACACAGGCTATACTAAGATTCAGACAGGGTGGTTTTATAACCACACCAGATGATGAAGAGTTTGAGCCAAGTTACAGAAGAAAGATGGAGTATTACTAATGGCAATAAAAAATCCAGCAAAAGATCCTCTTAAAGACATAGCCAAAGTAATACAGACAGTTGGCAGTGGCAAAACTGGCCTTAAGACAGTTGACAAACAAAAGAAGAAAGATGCCATTCTTACAAAGCGTTTGAAAAAAATAGCAAAAACAAGTAAGGTAAAAGCAAAGCCAAAGACTTTTGATATAACACCTGATCCTAAGAAAGATCCTTTTAGTATTCAAAAGCAGTCAATTATGATGGCTAGTGAGGGTGGAGTTGTAGATATGACTAAATCAAGAATGATTAACCCAGAGACAGGAGAGTAATGTGGCAAGTAAAACTAAATATCAAGTAAACTACTCAAAAAAAGGTCAATTGTATTCTCAAACAATTAACGCAGATAGTGCTGATGATGCAGAAGAAAAAGCAATTAAAAAGTTTAATATTATGAATGACGATATTAGAAGTGTTGTGAAAGGCATGAAAGATGGTGGGCTCATGGAAGCCATTGAGAAAGTAAAAGCTAAAGGCATGGAAGAAGGCGGTAATGTACCAAAGCCAAAGATGAGACCTAAAAAAGATCCATTTAGAGCTGATAAGACTATTATTTTAAATGAAGAGTTTAGCAAAAGAGTGGCTAAAGCAAATGAAGAGGCAATGAAAAAAGCTAAAAAGATGGAGAGCGGCGGTGAGGCACTCGGCAGTCCAAAATTTGGTGCTAAATCAGGTGTTAGAACTATTGACATAAACACACCTACTGGTAGAAGGAAAATTTCAGAAATAAGAAAAATATTACCAGGTGCATCTCGTGATGAAATCATAGAATTTGGTGTAAATGCTGGAGTTCTTAAAAAAGAAAAAGGTGGCGAGGTTCCTGCTAAATTCAAAGGCTTTTCAAAGTTACCAGAAGCTGTGCAAGAAAAGATGGATCCTGGTTTAGCCAAAAAGTTTGAAAAAGGTGGACCCGTAAAGATGGGTTCTGGTGGCGGTGTTTGCAGAGGTATGGGTGCTGCAAGAGCAGGCGGAAAGTTTAAGCTTAGATAATTATGGCTATTGAAAAAGTAAATGGTATTGAGAGTGTAGATCTGCCACAAGGTGTGCAAGTATCTGTAACTGATACAGAAATTACACCCGGCGTTACAGAGCTAGAAGATGGGTCTGCAATAATAGGGGAGATGCAAGAGCAAGTTCAAGCATCCATACCCGTGCCATTTAATGCAAACTTAGCAGAATACATAGACGAAGGCGACCTTGGTGTAATATCAAGCGATATTACTGGAGATATTGATGAGGACATATCATCAAGAAGAGATTGGGAAGATCAGTATAAAGGTGGCTTAGAACTACTAGGCATGAACTATGAAGATAGGGCAGAGCCTTTTGAGGGTGCATCTGGCGTAGTTCACCCATTGTTAGCAGAAAGCGTTACACAGTTTCAAGCACAAGCATATAGAGAAATGCTACCAGCAAGTGGACCTGTTAGAACACATATTGTAGGTGCAGAAAGTCCAGAGTTACTTGCACAAGCAGAGCGTGTTAAGAATTATATGAATTATCAAATAACTTATGAGATGGAAGAGTATGATCCTGAATTAGATCAGATGTTGTTTTATCTTCCAATTGTAGGTTCAGCATTTAAAAAGATTTACTTTGACCCTTCAATGCAAAGAGCTGTTTCTAAATTTGTTCATGCAGAGGATTTAATTGTTCCTTACAATGCAACAGATCTTAAGACATCTACACGCATTACTCACGTTGTCCGTATGGATAAAAATGAGATTAGAAAATTACAACTACAAGGGTTTTATAAGGATATAGATTTACCCTCATCTGATAGTGGAGGATCAAGTTATGATGAGGTCAAGGAAACAATTGACGACATACAAGGCGTAGAAAAAGGTTCTAGTTACAACGAAGAGATAACATTATATGAAGTTCACACAGATTTAGATTTAATTGGCTTTGAAGATATTGGCCAAGACGGAGAACCTACTGGATTAAAGATGCCCTATGTTGTCACCATAGTGGAGAAATCTGGTGAAATATTATCAATCAAAAGGAATTTCAATGAAGGTGATCCGTTCCGTAGGAAGATCCCTTATTTTGTTCATTATAAGTTCTTACCTGGTCTTGGCTTTTATGGCTTTGGCCTTACTCATATGATAGGTGGATTATCAAGAGCTTCTACTTCAATACTAAGACAACTTATAGACGCAGGCACATTATCTAACTTGCCTGCAGGATTTAAAGCAAGAGGTGCAAGGATCAGAGATGACGAGTCTCCACTAAATCCTGGCGAGTTCAGAGATGTAGATATGGTGGGTATGGATTTGCGTCAAGCAATTATGCCTTTACCATTTAAGGAGCCATCTCAGACCTTGTATTCTTTACTTGGAACATTAATAGATTCTGGTAGACGCTTTGCTTCTATGGCTGATATGAAAGTTGGCGAGATGCAAGGGAACGCACCAGTTGGCACGACAATGGCTATAATGGAACGTGGTACAAAGGTCATGTCTGCGATACATAAGCGTTTGCATTATTCACAAAAGATAGAGTTCAAATTACTAGGTCGTATATTTGCTATGGATGTGCCTATGTATCCATATCAAGTACCAGGAGCACCACCTGAGATAAAGCAAACAGACTTTGATGAAAGAATAGATATATTACCAGTTTCTGATCCTAATATTTTTTCCATGTCACAACGTATTGCTTTAGCACAAACACAATTACAATTGGCACAGAGTAATCCAGATATACATGGACCTAATGGAATGTATCAAGCATATAGAAAAATGTATGAGGCTTTAGGTGTAAATAACATAGATGCAATATTACAACCACCTCCACAACCAATGCCTATGAATCCTGCAAAAGAAAATCAAGAGGCGTTAAAAGGTGGTTCGTTGAACGCTTTTCCAGAACAAAATCATCAAGCACATATTACTGCCCACTTAGCGATGATAAGCACACCAGTTGCACAAGCCAATGCTGCAATTATTATGACCTTGCAAGGACATATTTCTGAACACATAGCAATGATGTCTGAATTACAAGCACAACAAGAAGTTTTAGCACAAGTACCACCAGAGCAACAAGCAATGATGCAACAAGATCCTAATGCCATGAAAGCTATGCAAGATCAAATAGCATCAAGGAGTGCAGAGTTGGCGGCTGAGATACAAGAGCAATATGCACAAGCATTAACTCCACCACCGAGTGAAGACCCACTTGTAACAATTAGAAAACAAGAGTTGGCACTTAGAGGTCAAGAGATAGCACAAAAGCAAGATCAATTTGATTCAAAGCAAACTCTTGAGAGAGAGAAAGAAAGAAATGATATTCTACTAGATCAACAAAGATTAGATCAACAAGAGGAGTTGGCTAATCAAAGAGATCAAACAACTAGAGATATTGCTGCAATGAAAGCTATGAAAGGATAAATTATGGTTAGTTCAATCAGAGAAAAAATTTGGGAAGTTGAAAAACAGAAAAAAAGACAAAGAAGACTTGCAAAAGAAGGAGTTGTAGATGCCGTTGAAGAAAGGATCGAGTCAAAAGACAATCAGCAAGAACATACGCAAGTTGAGGAAAGAGAAGTACCCACAGAAACAAGCGATAGCGATAGCGTTGTCGAAAGCGGGGAAATCAAAGCCAAAATCAACAAGCCGAAAAAAAAGTCCAAAAAAGCCACAAAGAAAGAGTAGTGGTGGCATGATCAAAAAGTTTTCACCTATAGCCAAACCACAAAGGTTTCAGGGCATATTTTAATGGAGTTATGCGATAGATCCAGCAACAATATCATTGGCCGTTGGGGTCGCCTCAAAAGCATTTGATGCTATAAAAAAAGGCTTCGCGGTAGGTCGTGATATTGAGCAAATGTCTGGAGATATTGGTAGATGGATGGGAGCTGTGTCAGATGTTGACAACGCTGAAAAACAAGCTAAGAATCCTCCCCTGTTTGGTAAGTTGTTTAAAGCTGGATCAATTGAGGAAGCAGCTCTCGCTGCTTATGCAGCCAAGAAGAAACTTGAGGAACAAAGGTATGAACTCAAGATGTTTTTAAACATGACATATGGTCCACAAGCCTATAATGATCTTTTGGCTATGGAAGGTCAAATAAGAAAGCAACGTCAAGAAACAGTTTACAAACAACAACAATTAAGAAGACAAATAGGCGAAGCTATAACTTGGTTTATTGTAATAGCTATAGTTGGTGGATTTATTGCATTAGTTGCTGGAATTTGGATGAAACAAGCACGAGCAGAAAATTTTTTACACATGACAGAGGGTTATATTTACAAACCAAAGGATTATACTAGACAACAAAAAATACATCAGGGTAAAATTAAAAAAAAAAATATACGACTTGCAGACTTGCTAAAAGAATTAAATCTAAAAGTGGTATGATGGCTTGTATTTATAAGGGTGGTAATGAAACATACGAGATGATGATAGAAAGTTGGTGTCCAAAAAAATTTAAATGTGTTTATAATCCTTGGCAAAAAGAGCCAAACATTGATGATGTGATAAACTCTTTAAATAGTGCAGTAAAGGGAAAGTAATGACAGAGGTTAAGAAAAAACCAATTAATGTAAAGATTGATGAAAATAGTTTTGAGTTGTCTTTGAGAATACTCAGTAATGAATTTGTAGCAATAAAGATTGGTTCTACCAATTTTTCTGGTAAACTAATAGCTGGTGGAATTTTATTGTTATTTTTTACCCTTATTTTATTAGAGGGATTTGGTTTAAATGAGTTATTAGTACAATGAATGCAGAAACTATAATTAAACTTAAAATATTACCAAGATTTATGATGTTAGCTAGTACAGTAATGTCATGGAGATGTGCAGAGTGGTTCATGGATTTGGATTCACCAACTGCCTCTCAATCAGCTTTCGTATCTGTCGTCATGGGCGTTATGACAGGCGTTTTCGGCATTTGGATGGGACACGAACATAAGGTAGATAATCATGGCACCCAAGAGAAAAAGTAAAGATCCTAAAGTTGGAACAGGAAAAAAACCAAAAGGTTCGGGTAGACGCTTATACACAGATGAGAATCCCAAGGACACAGTTAGAATCAAATTTGCAACGCCAGCAGACGCAAGAGCCACAGTTGCAAAAGTTAAAAAAATCAATAAACCTTATGCGAGAAAGATACAAATTCTTACAGTCATGGAGCAAAGAGCAAAGGTGATGAAAAAAGCAGAGGTTGTAAGAATAGCCAAATCTGCAAAAGAATCTTTAAAACGTGCTAGAAAAAAATGACTGTTTTTATGCTCATGTGTTATTTAAACGATAATTTTAATGGGGGAATATACTTCAAAAACATTAATGATTGCTTATATTATTCTGAAAAATTAAGTAGTCAAAAAATAGAAGTGCCAATAAAAGTTGAAAATTATGAATGTATGTGTAAACTCATACCAAGTCTTGATGATAAAAAAGTTAAGGTTTATTAGGAGGTAGCAATGTTACAAGCACTTATAGGTCCAGTTACTGGACTATTAGATAAATTTATTCCCGACGCAGATCAAAAGGCAAAGCTCGCACACGAGATAGCCACCATGTCTGAAAAACATGCTCAAGAGGCACTACTTGCTCAATTGGAAATAAACAAAGCAGAGGCTGCAAGTGGCTCTATATTCAAGGGCGGTTGGCGTCCCGCTGTTGGGTGGGTCTGTGCGATTGCTTTTGCGTATCATTTTATCGTAAAAGATTTAATTATTTTTGGTGCAAGTTTTGCTGGTGCAGAACTACCAGATTTGCCCGAATTTGATATGGGTACACTTTTAACTGTTCTCGGCGGCATGTTAGGAATTGGTGGATTGCGGACATACGAGAAGCAAAAAGGATTAACAAAATGACATATGATCAACTTTGGATACTTGCAATGAACAGTATGTTAGATCACGAGGGAAAAGTTAAAAATTGGTGCAAGACTTATTCAGACACTTAAGGATACATTGTAAAACAATGAAAGAAGAAGATAGAAAAATAGTGCCTATTTGTTATATACACAAAGTAGCAATGAAAAAAATTGAACAAGAAGAACCAATCCCCGAATATGGTATATATCGTTATGTAGAATATAAATGTCCAGTTTGTTTAACAACTTGCGTAGAAACTTAATATGGACAGTGTAAAGTTAGCAGAACATTTATTGAAGAACATTCGCAAAAGACAAGATGAATTAACACAGTCTTTGGCAGATGGTTCGATAGACTCTATTGAGGACTATCGGTTTATTACAGGTCAGATACGAGGCATGACTTGGGTAATTGAAGAAATAAGATCCTCGATGAAAGGCATAGAAGATGACTAAAAAACTTTACGTTCCCGACAGACTGTTGGCAAAAAATGTCAACCCAACTCCATCATCAATAAGTAAAGGCTTCAAGAATGATGAGGTAAATAAAAATGAAGACGATCCTTCAAAATTAGACAGCTCTACATTGGATAGACTTCCACAGCCAACTGGTTATAGGCTTTTAGTAATACCATATTATCCAAAAGAGAAAACTAAAGGTGGAATATATATACCCGATGCAACAAGAGAAAGAGAATCATTTGCAACTGTTGTAGCTTATGTTGTTAAAATGGGTCCAGACGCATATCAAGACTCTGATAAATTCCCAAATGGAGCATATTGTTCTGAGAAAGAATGGGTGCTTATGGGTAGATATGCTGGAAATAGGTTCAAAGTGGAAGGACTTGAGCTTAGACTCATAAATGATGATAATATTATTGCAAAAATACTTGATCCAACAGATATTTCTTATGTATAGTGGAGAGCATGATGAATGACACCCAAGAAAAAGTTGAAGAAACTCAAAATCAAGAAGAAAACATTTTAGTCGATATTGAAGAGAATGAAACTAAGCAAGAAGAACCTTCAAAAATTGAAGCTAAAGAACAAGAGCGAACAGATGTTCGTTCAGACGAGCAAGAAGAAGAACTCGAAAACTATTCTGAGAATGTTCAGAAGCGTATTAATCAATTAACAGCAAAAAGAAAACAAGCTTTAGAAGAAGCTGATGCTGCTTACAGATACGCAGAAGAGCAAAAAAAGAAAAATGAAGAGTTACAAAGTAAACTTTCTCAACTTAATAATGGTTACACTACAGAGTTTGGTAGTAGAATTGAAGCCCAAACAGCTAGTGCAAAAAAACTTTATAAGGAGGCTTTTGATGCTGGTGACGCTGAAAAGATGTCTGAAGCGAGTGACCTCATGGCTAAACTCGCTATTGAAAATGAGAGGCTTAGAATCCAAAAACTCCGAACCGAGCAAAGCAACACAACTCAAACAGATGAGGGACAAAGTAAAGAAGTCCAGCCCCAAGCGAGGCAGACCCAAGAAAAACAAGAGTTAGACCCTAAACTGCAAAATTGGTTGGATAAGAATACTTGGTTTGCTAAAGACATGGTTATGACTAGAGGTGCTCAAGCCTTACATGAAATAGTTGTTTCAGAGGGTTTTGATCCATCTACAGATGATTATTATAAGGAAATAGACAAAAGACTTAGAGTTGAGTTTCCACAAAAGTTTCAGAGTGACAGAAGAGTCGCCCAGACTGTCGCACCTGCAAACGGCAAAGCCGTAACAAATGGGCGGAAAAAGCAAATAGAACTTACACCTGGACAAGTTGCGTTTGCTAAAAAAATGAGAATACCTTTAGAGCAATATGCAAAAGAGGTAGCCAAAATTGAAACCAGGAAGGGAGCCTAACATGGTGGATAGAACTAATCGAGAGTCTGCAACTCGTGAAAAACAGGAAAGAAGAAAAGCTTGGACACCACCATCACAGTTAGATGCTCCACCAGCACCTATAGGTTATAAGCATAGGTGGATAAGAGAACGTGTTATGGATTATGATGATAAAGCAAATATCTATAAACGGCAAAGGGAAGGATACGAACTTGTTCGTGCAGAGGACTATCCTGACTCAGACTACCCCGTGATTGATGAAGGCAAAAATGCTGGAGTAATTGGTCAAGGAGGACTTTTATTAGCACGGATTCCAGAAGAGATTGTAGAAGAAAGAAATCAATACTTTATGGATAAAACCAACACGCAGATGGAGGCTGTAGATAGAGATTTAATGAAAGAATCTAACCCTGCAATGCCAATATCTAAAGAAAGGAAGTCTCAAGTCGCTTTTGGTGGCAAGAGGCAAAGTTAATAAAATTCTTACTTAGGAGTTAAAAATGGCAAATCAAGATGCTGCTTTTGGCATGAGACCAGTTAAGATGATAGGGGGAGCACCCTACACTGGTGGTCAAAGCCGATATAGAATTGCTGCCAATTACGGAACTGCTATCTTTCAAGGCGACATGGTCGCTCAAGTTACTGGAGGTGGTGTAGAAGTACACGCTGATGGTGGTACAGTACCGATAGTTGGAGTGTTCAATGGTTGTAGGTACACAGACCCTACGACAGGAAAAGAGACCTTTTCCAACTTTTATCCTGCAAGTACAAATGCTTCAGACATTGAGGCTTTCATAATAGATGACCCAAATGTTATCTTTGAAATTCAATGTAACGCTGCATTTCCAGTTGCAGATTTATTTGGTAACTTTGATATTGTTTATACAAGTTCAGGGTCTACTGTAACAGGTATTTCTGGTGCTGAGTTAAATGTAAGCGATGGTGCAACCACCGCAACTTTATCAGTCAAAGCGATTGATATTTCTCAAGATCCAGAAAATTCAGATGTTTCATCAGATGCAACTAATGTCTATGTTGTGATTCAAAATCACATATTTGGACAGAAGTCTGCAGGATTAGCGTAAGGGAGGTTGAACTATGGCTATATCACGAGCACAACTAGTTAAAGAACTAGAACCTGGTCTTAACGCTTTATTCGGCATGGAATATGATCGTTATGATCAAGAGCATACAGAAATCTATGAGACAGAGTCATCTGACAGAGCCTTTGAAGAAGAGGTAATGTTAGCAGGATTTGGAAATGCTGCAACTAAATCAGAGGGTGCTGGAGTAACCTTCGATACTGCAAACGAAGTATATACTTCAAGATATACAATGGAAACCATTGCATTAGCTTTTGCATTGACAGAAGAAGCAATGGAAGACAATTTGTATGACCAGCTTGGAGCTAGATATACAAGAGCGTTAGCGAGATCAATGGCACATACAAAGCAAGTCAAAGCCGCTGCTACATTAAACAATGCGTTTAATTCAAGCTTTACAGGTGGTGATGGTAAAGAACTTTGTGCAACAGATCACCCATTAGGTGGTGGTGGTACATTTAGAAATGAACCATCAACTGCGGCAGATCTTAATGAAACATCATTAGAAAATGCTCTTATTGACATTTCAAACTTTGTTGATGAGAGAAATATGATTGTTGCATTGAGAGGAATGAAATTAATTATTCCACCTGCATTACAGTTTGTTGCAGACAGATTACTTGAGTCAACTTTAAGAGTTGGTACTTCTGACAACGATGTAAACGCAATCAAAAATATGGGTATGTTACCAGAGGGTTATACTATTAACCACTTCTTAACAGACACAGATGCGTTTTTCATCAAAACAGATGCACCTAATGGTTTCAAGTATTTTGAAAGAATACCATTAAGCACAAGCATGGAAGCTGACTTTGATACAGGCAACATGAGATATAAAGCTAGAGAGCGTTATGCCTTTGGTTTTTCAGACCCTCGTGCTGTCTTTGGTTCTCCTGGAGCCGCTTAAAAATATTTACATATTTTATAAGGGGTCTTTTCAGACCCCTTTTTTTTGTGTATAGTTAAATTACCTTGACGAACAATCAAGTTCGACATTGGCCAAGACAAGGAGATAAACATGGCTAATACAACATTTTCGGGTCCAGTCCGATCAGAAGGTGGTTTTACATCTATAAGTAAAAACGCTACAACTGGAGCAATCACTACACAATCTAGCATTAGTTCAGCAGGTGTGTCCTCTTTTGATGCTAATACAATGGCTGTTGAAGCAGGCACTGGTATAACAACTGGCACTGGCACTATTTACAGAAGCTCTGTCCAAAGAGTTGGTGGTATAATTACAACAAGGATTTTAATTGACTTAACTGGTTTAAGATCAACTGGTTCAGGTGATATTATTGGTGTTAATGGTACATCACTGGTTTGTCACATAGGTCAAATAACTGCCGCAAGGAATGGTACAATCTTAACAGGTAGTATGGAATGTTTTGAAGCACCTGCAGGTGGTGATCCAGACATTAACGTGCACTCTGCCACAGAGGGCACAGGTGTTGAAGACGGAGCTATTGGAGATTTGACTGAGACATTATTGGTTAATGCTGGTGATGCAACACTTGGAAGTAAAGTTTACTTTACTGCTGTCCCTGCCGCTGATCAGTTTTTATATCTAACAACTGGTGATGCAACAGATGCAGATTACACAGCAGGTAAGTTATTTATTGAGTTAATGGGTTACGAAGCATAGTTAGGAGAGTAATATGGCAGACGCAGTTACCTCACAAACTTTAGTTGACGGGCATCAAACTGCCGTCTTCAAGTTTACTAATATTTCTGACGGAAGCGGTGAAAGTGCAGTAAAAAAAGTAGATGTTTCTGCTTTAGCAACAAACGTAAGAGGCGAGGCTTGTACTAGAGCCACCATAGAAAAAATTTGGTGGCAGTGTAATGGTATGAAAGTTAAGGTTTTGTTTGATGCTTCAACAGACGACTTTTGTATTGAGTTAGGTGAAAATCAAAGTGGACATCACGATTACACATCTTTTGGTGGATTGACAAATCCAGCAAGTTCAGGTGTAACTGGTGATATAATGTTTACTACAGTTGGTCATTCATCGGCAGATAGCTACACTATCATTATGCAAGTTAGAAAGAGCTATGACTAATGGCTAGAAAACGAGATAAACAACCCCCTAAGACTAAAAAGTATTTTCGCTCTACTAAAAGTGGAGCGGGAATGACTAAAGCGGGGGTTGCTCGTTATAGAAGAGAAAATCCCGGCAGTAAATTAAAAACTGCCGTAACTGGCAAGGTTAAGCCTGGTAGTAAAGCAGCTAAAAGGCGTAAGTCTTTTTGTGCAAGAAGTGCAGGTCAAATGAAGAAGTTTCCAAAAGCAGCAAAAGATCCAAATAGTCGTTTAAGACAAGCAAGAAGAAGGTGGAAGTGCTAATGACAGCAAAAGAGGTTTTAAAATTACTTGAGAAGCATGAAGCTCAATGTGATAAAAGATATTCAGAAATACAAGACAAACTAAAATCTTTAGATGGTAGAGTTTGGGGTTTGTATGGTGTTATTATTGGTGTAGCAGTATTAGAAAAGGTTTTTTAAATGGTTATGGGAAGGTCGCAAATGTCACGACAAATCTCAAAGCCACCACAGAAAAGGAAATGGAGTAATGCTAGGAAGAGGAAAATCAATTGCAAACGACCTAAAGGATTTTCTGAGAAAGCACATTGTGCCTCTAAAAAAAGGAGAGGTAATAAGAGGTGAGCCAATAAAAGATTGCCCTAAGTGCATGAAAAGAGTTTATTGGTGTACATGTTGGAAAGTATTGAAAGGAAGATATTATGCCTAAAGACGCTTGTTATCATAAAGTAAAAGCTAGATATAAAGTTTTTCCATCAGCTTATGCTTCGGGAGCTATTGCTAAATGCCGAAAGGTAGGAGCAGCTAATTATGGCACTGGTGGTAAAAAAAAGGCTAAAAAGAAAGCAGAAGGTGGTGTAATTGAGTTAAAAAATGGTGGAAATGTGCCAAGAAGAACTCGCAAAAGAAAAACAAAAAACCCAAACATTGCAAGAGGTTGTGGTGCTGTAATGAGCAATAGAAGAAAAGTTACAAAGTTTAGATAATGGCAGTAAGAAAAACAAAAGCTGGTCTAGCACTAAAGCGTTGGTTTAAAGAAGACTGGAAAGATGTTAGAACTGGCAAAAAATGTGGTAGACAAAAGGGAGAAAAAAGAGGCACACCATACTGTAGACCATCAAAAAGAGTATCAAGTAAAACTCCTAAAACTGGTTCAGAAATGACCAAATCAGAAAAGCGTAAACGTATTGCACAAAAAATTAGATTAGGTCAACCAGCGGGTAAGCCAAGGAGAGTACAAGCAGCAAGGCGTAAAAAGAAAAAATGAGTTTAGAGCAAAAAATTTGTAAAGAAATTAAAGATTGGTCTAAACATGCCTTAGAAGTTCCTAATGAAAATTATAACAATTTACCATCATGTCCCTATGCAAAAACTGCTTGGAAAAATAACAAAGTTGGATTTGCCTTAAAGAATAATAATAATTATGACATTGTTTACACTTTAATAAATAAGTTTCATGATTCTAAAGACTTAATTATAGTTATTGATCTATGTTATGAAGATAACAAAACATTTCACAATAATCTTTCAAATTTAAACACGCTAATACATTACAACAAATTTAACCAAAGAGATATTTGGTTGATGGGATTCCACCCTGACGATGACGTTAATGAGCTAATAGACGATGCTTCTTTTGACGAAATCGTTAGTGAGGAATATTCTTTAATATTCGTACAAAGACTAAGCAAACTTCAAGAAAGTGCAAATAAATTGAAGAAACTTGGATATTATGATAAATATTATAATGAGTACAATGTTGAAGATATTTATAAGCAACGTGAAACTTACTATAGGAGATTAAAATGGCAATGAGTCCAAGAAAAATGATGGCATCCAAAACTAAAAAGATGAGAGGTGGAGGAATGGCAAAAAAGATGAGAGGCGGTGGCATGGCTAAAAAAATGCGTGGCGGTGGCATGGCTAAGAAGATGAAAAAAGGTGGTAAAGCCTAATGACAACTTCAAGCTCAACTAATTTTGAATTAGATGTAGCAGAATACATTGAGGAGGCTTTTGAGAGATGTGGCTTAGAAGCTAAAACAGGCTACGATTTGCAAACCGCTAGACGTTCTATGAACATCATGTTGGCAGAGTGGGCTAATCGTGGTCTGAATCAATGGACAATAGAGCAAAGAACACAAGCTCTAACTGCAAGTGATTCAGAGTATAGTTTGGGCACTGACTTGATTGACATATTGTCCTTAGTTGTAAGGCGAAGTGGCACAGATTTTACTATGACTAGAATAAGTCGTGACTCTTTTTTGAATCTACCTAATAAAACATCAACTGGTAGACCAACACAGTATTTTTTAGATAGGCAAATAACACCTAATTTAAAATTATTTCCTACACCTGAAAACAGTACAGATGTTATTGTTTATGACGCTTTAACACGCATACAAGATGCTGATGCACAAGTAAATACTATGGAGATACCCTTTAGGTTTTATCCTTGTCTGACTGCTGGATTGGCTTATTATATAGCCATGAAAAGAGCACCAGATAGAATACAGTTGCTTAAAACTGTGTATGAAGAAGAGTTTGAAAGAGCTATGGCAGAAGATAGAGATAGATCTGCTTTTAATGTTGTGCCTAAATTAGATTATTATAAGGTAGGTTGATGGCTTTTGCTAGTGGTAAATATGCTTATAGAATATCTGATAGATCTGGTTTTAGATATAAAATCAAAGACACTCGTAAAGAGTGGAATGGATCTATCGTTGGTAAAGATGAGTACGAAGAAAAACATCCACAATTAGAGCCTGCAAATGTAAGAGCTGATAATGAAGCTATAAGAGATGCTAGACCAGATAGAACTGAAACAGCAGTTCCTAATTTGTTACCATTAAACGCATTTTCTACAACTGCTAGTTCTGCAACAGTAACAGTTAATGAGCCTAATCACGGCAGATCAACAAGCGATACAGTTAGATTTAGAGATGCAATTAGTGTTGGAGGTATAGCTGCTACAACAATTAACTCTGCTTCTGGATTTACAATTACGAATATAGATACGAACAATTATTCGTTTCCATCAGGAGTAACAGCAACAATAACACAGAAAGGTGGTGGAGGACTTGCTAGTGCAGGACCAACATCAATTACAAACTAATGAGCTTCACACTTGCAACATTAAAAACAGCGATACAAGATTATGCAGATAATAGTGAAACTAGCTTTGTAACAAATCTACCTAACTTTATTAAAGCGGCAGAAGAAAAAATATTCAAAGGTGTTGATTTAGATATTTTTAGGAAAAATGTCACAAGTGCATTTACATCATCAGATCAATTTTTAACAGTGCCAACTGATTACCTTGCATCATTTTCTTTGCAAATAACAACATCTGGGTCTGAAAGTTTTTTACTGCAAAAAGATGTTAATTATTTAAGAGAATACACACCAGCATCCTCAACAACAGGGCTGCCTAAATATTATGCTAGGTTTGACTCAGACAATTTTATTGTAGCACCAACTCCAGACTCTAATTATACGCTTGAATTACATTATTACTATAGACCTGCAAGTCTGACTGCAGGAGCAGATGGTGGAACAACATGGTTAAGTACAAACGCACCATTTGCTCTACTTTACGGGTCGCTAATAGAGGCGTATTATTACATGAAAGGTGAGCCAGATGTTATTGCACAGTATGAAAAGAATTATGTTTTTTATTTGCAAAGACTTAAAGATTTAGGGGAAGCAAGAGAAAATGAAGACGCTTATAGGCAAGGACTACCTAGAGCACCAAGAACATAGGAGTAAAAAATGGCAACAGCAAATGCAGCAACCAATTATCTAGAAAGAAGATTGTTACATTATATATTTAAGAACAATTCTCTTAGCTTTTCATCCCCTGGTGATAGTATTTATGTAGGACTTGCAACAGCAGTAAGTGCAGCAGAAACTGGATCTGTAACAGAAGCTGACTTTACAAATTACGCAAGACAACAAGTAGCGGCTTCTGGCTGGACAACAATAGGTTCAGATTCAACAGATACACAAACTGCAACCAACGCAGCTAATATTGAGTTTCCAGCCTCTGGTGGAGGTGGAGATGATACAATCACTCATGTGTTTATTGCAGACGCATCAAGCAGTGGTAACATACTTTTTGTTGGTGCATTAGATGCAAGTAAAACAATAGCTAGTGGTGATATATTTAGAATTAATGCAGGTAACTTAACAATAGAGTTGAAGTAATGGCACTTGTAATATCAGATAGAATAAAAGAAACGACAACCACAACTGGCACTGGTACTTATACATTAGGTGGTGCGGTTACTGGTTTTGAAACTTTTACTGCTAATTTAAGCAATTCTGATACTACATATTATGCTTGTACTGATGGAACTAACTTTGAGGTTGGGTTAGGAACATTTACATCTTCTGGAACCACACTTGCTAGAACAACTATTTTATCTAGTTCTAATTCTAATAGTGCTGTTAGTTGGAGTTCTGGAACTAGAACTATATTTTGTACACTACCAGCTGCTAAAACTGTTTTCTTAGATGCTAGTGGCAATATAGTTGCTGCAAACGGCAGTAATTTAACCGCATTAAATGCTTCTAATTTATCAAGTGGCACTGTGCCAAATGCAAGACTAGATGCACAACTGCAAGATGTTGCAGGACTAGCAGTAACAGATAGCGGTTTTATTGTGGGTGATGGCTCAAATTTCGTTTTAGAAACTGGTTCAACAGTGCGTACATCTTTAGGTCTTGGTACAGTTGCAACATTAGATACTGGTATATCAAATACAAACATACCAAAATTTACATCTGGTGTAGCCGATAATGATTTTTTAAGAGTAGATGGCACTTCTGTAGAAGGTAGAAGTGCTAGTGAGGTTTTATCTGATATAGGTGGTGTAACGGCAGCAGACGCATCCAATGATGCAACAGCTTTAGCAATAGCGTTAGGATAATGATATGGCAAATACATTTAAATTAGTTTCAAAGGCAGGTGTAACAAGTGCCGATGTTATATATACAGTAGCGAGTTCTACAACGACAGTTCTACTTGGAATCATGTTAGGCAATACAACAACAAGTCAAGTTACTGCTACAGTTACAATAGAATCAGATACATCAAATAGATCAGGAGCGAATAACGAAGCCAACCAAAATGTTGAGCTTGTTACAAATGCACCCATCCCAGTAGGATCATCACTAGAATTATTGGCTGGTAACAAAGTTGTTATGGAAACAACAGACGTATTAAAACTTACAGCGAGTGGAGCTACAGATATTGCTGTATCAATAATGGAGATAACTTAATGCCCTTTCTTGGTAAAACTCCAGTTACAACTTTTGAGGCTACAACTGCTGTACAAAGATTTAATGGCGATGGATCAGATACCACATTTACATTAAGTAGAACAGTAAATTCAGTACAAGATGTACTTGTATCTGTAGATGGTGTTGTGCAAGATACATCAGCATATACCATACCAGATGGCACAACCTTGACATTTACTGCTGCACCTAGTTCTGGAACTGCAAATATCTTTGTAAATTTTTTAGCACCACAAACTGGTACAGTTACACCAGCAGATGAGAACAAGGGTAATTTTAAAGCAGGTGGTTTGTTTAGAACTAACGCACAAAACTTAACTGCTAATACTACAATATTAGCTACAGAAAATGCACAAGTCACTGGAACACTCACTATAGACAGTAGTGTTACATTGACAGTAAACAGTGGTGGAAGGTTGGTCGTATCGTGAGTACAATAAAAGTAGATACATATCTAACTCGTGGTGGTGCATCAGAGATAGCTATTGATAAACTAAAAGGTGCATCAAGTGCAGCGTCAATGACTGTTGTTGGAGAAGGCGGTTCAACCACAACTAACTTACAGCAAGGGTTGGCTAAATGTTGGACACGCACAAGTGGAGATGGTACAAGTTTATTAGATTCTTTAAATTGTAGTTCAATAGATGACAGGTCAACAGGTCAAGTAGATGTAAATTTTACTAATTCAATGGCTTCTGTAAATTTTTATATATCCCTTACAATACAACAAGAAAGTGGGGGTCTTAATCTTATTTTATCCTCAACAAATGCAACGACAACTGCACAATTTGCTCATGGTACAACAAATACCTCTGTTGCATATCAAGACCACGCAATGGGGTCATCAGTACACGGAGACCTTGCATGAGTGAAGTAATACTAGACACAATCACAGGTAAGTCCACTGCAACAACCATAACCATTGGCTCAACACCTGTAGTTAGTGCAAGTGCAAACTCTATGACTATTAGAGGTGAGGGTAGCAATCAGACAAGTATTCAGCAAGGGTTGAATAAAGTTTGGCTTCAATATGACCAATCATCATCAACAGCTATACAAGATAGTTTTAATGTTGCAAGTATTACTGATAACGCAACAGGAAGAGCAACTTCTACATATACTAATTCTATGAGTTCAGATAGTTATGCAATAGGAGGTTCTGCTCAAGGAAATGGAATTATAACTTTAGTTTCTGGTGGACCTAACACAGGTAACTTTCTTTGTATTACTGTATCTAATGGTGGAACTGATACCGACTATGACCATGTTGGACCATCTATACAAGGAGACTTAGCATAATGGCAAACGGAACAATAGCATTTGATACATTACAGACAAGTGGACAGATAGAGTCAAGAGCTACAGGTCTTTCTATAGACACTGATTACTTAGTTCATGGTAGTAATAAGGCTTGGACAAACATATTATATACTAGTGCTGCTCCGGGAATACAAGATTCATTTAACGCATCTTCAGTTGCAGATACAACAACAGGTGAATACACAGTGACACTATCAAATAACATGGTAAATGATGATTATGTCTGTGTGTCAAATCAACAAGATTTTGCAGTTGAACATCAATCACCATCATTAGCCACTTCAACATATGCAATTAGAACCATAGCAGATTCAAGTGGAGCAAGAGCCGATGTAGGTAACGGAACTGAGTCATATGCACTAATAACTGGAGAACTCGCATGACAATAGAAACACCTGAATTTCAAGGCACACATCTTTGGGATAGATTGTGTTGGGCAAAAGAAAAGCTAGAGCCACACAGAACAGAATATTGTGTTGTATGGGAAGACCCAGAGACACCTGATGAACCTGCAAAGGTTACACATCCTGACCCTAATTGGATGGCTTGTGCATTGCAAGGTGGCATCTTACCACCTGTAGAAGTTTATTGGGAACTCAAGAAAGATGAAGAGAAGCCTGACTTTGTAAAGCATACAAGAGGTTACTTGTTACACAACACAAAGCCTATTGAAGCAATGACAGAAGAAAGAGCTATAGAGTATTTAATTATGAAAGATATTCCACAACATGTGTGGAGAGACTATGATAAAGCAAATAAACCAAGAATGGTTATATGCAAAAAGAATCAACTTCCTAGCACTAGAGTATGGCGAAATGCTTGGAAGATCAACGAAGAACTAACCATACAGAAAGATGAGGTGGCTTAAATGGCAACAACAAACATAGTAGATAAAGATGGTAATACTATTGCAGCATCAGATGCAACAGTGCCATCAGATAGACATTTCAGAAATGCTTGGACATTGTCTGGCAAAACAATAACGGAAGATCTAGCTGAATCTAAAAAAATATTTCAAGATAAAATTAGAGAAGTTAGAACTCCGTTATTAGCAGAAGAAGATGTAGTCTATATGAAAGCGTTAGAAGCTGGAGATAGTTCTGCACAAGCAGCTAGTGTTACAAAGAAAAAAGCATTAAGAGATGCACCTGCTGCAAAAGCAATAACAGATGCAGACACTATTGCTAAATTAAAAGCCGCTTGGGATACAAGTGTATTAGGTGACAGTCCATACGCATAAGGAGTAACGGATGGCTTTAACAAAAGTAGGCAAAGAGGGTATTGCTGGCATATCTAATTCTAGTGATGCTACTGCTATAACTATAGATAGTTCAGAAAAAGTAGGAATAGGGCAAACTACTCCAGTAAGAAGATTGCATATTAAAGATACTTCTGCTGATATGTATATTGGCTTAGAGGGTGGCACATCAAATAATGTTGGTATTCTTATGGGTGATACTGACAATCATACACTAAGTAGAATAAGACATGATAATTCTGATAATGCCCTTGAATTTCATACAAATGAAACAGAGCGGGCTAGATTTAATTCAACTGGTTATTTTCATGTTTCACAAGATATATCCGACTCTGAATTTTACAATGTCACTCACACTAATTCATTTTCACATTCTAACACACAACCAGTATTATTTCTTGAAAACTCAGGTAATGGTAATGTTTATGGTCTTGGTATAGATTTTAGTGATGCGACACCAGATAATAACACTTCTTATTTTATGGTGTGTCAAGATGCTACAGCAGTTAGACTAAACATTTGGTCAGATGGTGATATTCAAAACCATGATAATTCCTATGGTGCATTGTCTGATGAAAAACTTAAAGAGCAAATTGCAGATGCTTCATCACAATGGGAAGATATAAAAGCATTAAAAGTTCGTAAGTTTAAAATGAAAGAAGATGTTGCTAAAGGCGATAGTGATGACCATTGGAGATTAGGAGTTGTTGCTCAAGAAGTAGAAACAGCAGGAATGAAAGGTCTTGTAAAAGATAATCCAGAGTTAGTTACAAATTCTGATGGTGAACTTGAAAAAAGTGGTACAACAACAAAGTCAGTTAAATACTCAATACTCTATATGAAAGCAGTCAAAGCATTACAAGAAGCTATGACTAGAATAGAAACACTTGAAGCAGAAGTCAAAGCACTGAAAGGTTAAATAATGCCATATATAGGTCGTTCAGAAAATTTTGGTGTAAGAAGTAGGTTTCAGTATCAGGCAACTGCAAGTCAGACTAGCTTTAGTGGATCAGATGCCAACTCACTATCACTAAGTTACACTGATAGTCTGTACATGGATGTATATCAAAATGGTATTTTGTTAGTGCCGGGAGATGACTATACTGCAACTACAGGCACAACTGTCGTACTTGTACAAGCAGCAAGTTTGAATGACATCGTAGAAATGGTTGTTTATGATGTATTTACTGTAGCAGACAGTTATACAAAATCAGAAGCTGATACAAGATACCCATTTAAGGGTAACAATAGTATTATAAGATTAAACGGACAGACAATAAGTGCAGACATTACAATAGATAGTGATGAGAATGGTGTGAGTGCAGGTCCTATAACACAGTCAGCAACAGTTACTGTTAATGGCTACTGGAGTATTGTATGACGAGTCAATTAAATGTAGATACTATTGTAGATAAAGCAGGTTCAGGTGGCACGAATGTAAAGATAGGTAATACCTCAACCTATGTGTCTGATGGTGGTAGTGCTACACAGAATACTGTGCAAGGGTTGGCTAAATATTGGACAAATCTTGATGGTACAGGAACAATAACAACTAGAGATAGTTTCAATCACGCTAGTGAAACAGACCATGACACAGGTAAATATACTCTAACTTTAACTAATGCAATGTCAAATGGCAATTATGCTATTACAATGTCTACAGGTGGCAGTTCATCTGGTAGTGGCAGAATTTTTGATGATAACACAGTTAGAACAACATCAGCATTTAAAGTAGTTGGTCAATCTTTAGATAATGCTGCTGTAATGGACATAGATAATTGGAATTTTGCTATTCATGGAGATTTAGCATAATGGCTAGTGAACTTAAAGTAGATAAATTTACAGGTGTAACCACAGCAGGTTCTATACTTGTTACAGGTGAAGGCAATAGTACAACAACTAATCTGCAACAAGGGTTGGCAAAGGCATGGGCTTGTTTTGTGCAAGATACAAGCCATACTTTTCACGATTCTTTTAATATGACTTCATTGACAGATAGTGGTGCTGGTTTTTCTGCTGTTACTTACACTAATAATTTTAATAATGACGATTATGCTAGTCCGGGTTTAAGTGGTAAAGGTGGTGCTAGATTGTATCTTGATTCAGTTGGAGACGCAGGAAAAGCTACAAGTTCTATGCAACTATATGTAGCAAATACTAGTGGCACAGGAACAGATGCCGATGATGTTAATATTAGTGGTTTAGGAGACCTCGCATAATGGCTAGTATATTAAGAGTAGACACATTAACAGATGCAAGTAGTAATAATAGTATAGCAACGAGTGTTGTAGCAGGTGGTAGTGCGAAAGTTACCTCTTCTACAAATGCCGCAGGAACAACTATAAATGGTTCTACAAACGTAAGTTCCTTAACAGATTCTGCCACAGGTAAACAAGTTTTAAATTTAAGCTCTTCTTTTGCTAACACTAATTATACACCTATTTGTGGTGTGGGTAACAAAGACGATGGTAATGCTAGAGATACAATGATACGTTCTGTAGCTACAGGTTCATATGCAACAAATATTTATAGCACGATTAGTAGTGCCTTTTCTGATGATGCAACATCAAGCACAGCACACGGAGACCTAGCATGACCAAAGCAGCAGAATTAGCAAAGATGGGTGAAGTCCTAACCAATAGTCAGATTGGTGGGCGAAGGAATATGATTATTAATGGTGCTATGAGTGTTGCAAAGAGAGGAACAAGTCAGGCAAGTATTACATCAACTGGCTACTACACCATAGACAGATGGCAAGTAGTAAATACTAATGGTGGTACATGGACAATGAGCCAAGATACAGATGTGCCAACTGGTGAAGGTTTTGCAAACTCATTAAAGATGGATTGCACAACTGCCGATACAAGTCTTGGTGCGTCAGACCATTTATATGTAAGGACAAAACTTGAATCACAAGATTGCCAAAACATGAAAAAAGGCACATCAAATGCAGAAAAAGTTACTCTTAGATTTTGGGTTAAATCAAGTAAAACAGGAACACACATTGTAGAACTTTTAGATAATGACAATAGTAGATTTGTTTCTTTAGCCTACACAATATCTTCTGCTGATACTTGGGAAAATCACACATTAACATTTCCTGCTGATACAACAGGAGCTTTTGCAGATGACAATGGTGTTGGTTTAGGTATTCATTGGTATATGGCAGCAGGGTCAACATACACAAGTGGCACTTTAGGAACTACTTGGAATACTACTCAAGCAAATAGAGCAGTAGGACAAGTTAATGTAGCAGATAGCACAGACAATAATTGGTATTTAACTGGAGTACAACTAGAAGTAGGCGAACAAGCCACACCATTTGAGCATAGGTCATTTGGGGAAGAACTAAAATTGTGTCAAAGATATTTTAAAAGAATAGAAGTAGGAAATAATACAAGAATTAGCACTTCTGCATATGCAGACACAACAACAAGAGCAAGATTTGTAATTCATCATGACCCAGAAATGAGACAAGCACCGACTCTTACAGAGGTTAATGTTGATTTAGATGGACAAGATTTATCAGCTATCGCCACTGCTGGGTCAAATGATTTGAGTGAAGCTATAATTACTAGAAGTTCTGGCTCACATTCAGTTAATGATATTATACAAGTTCATACTAGTAGTAATACAGCAACATTAGACTTTGATTCGGAGCTTTAAAATGGAAATATCTAACGCAAAATATTATAAGGATAAAGATAAAATTATATGTATTACTTGCACTATAGACGGAAAAAACTCAGCAGTGCCACTAGACCCTAAAAACAGACACTACCAAGCAATCCAAGAATGGGTCAAGGAAGGCAACAAGATAGAGGATGCCGATTAATGTTGGGTGCGTCTACATTTGCTGAACACTCAATAGCAAATCAAGGCGTTTTATTTTTTGATAGTGCCACCATGAGTGGTATATCATCCAAGACATCTGTAGGTGTTGGAATACTTGCTGGTATAGCCAGTATGGATGGAAACTTTACCCAAAGCTCAAATGGTATTTATATAACGGCTGGTGCAAATGCAGATATAAGCTCGAACTTTGTTCAGACAACGACAAATATTAAACTTGTAAATGAAGCAACGCAGTCTTCTGCATTTATATTTAGTTTGTCTAGTGCAGCAATAGAAATAGCTCTTGGTGCTTCTACACAAGAATTGAGTTTTACAAAATCAACATCTGGAGATATACTATATGTAGCAGTAACAACAGATGCCACAACAGAAACATATACAGAAATAACACCAAGTGGCACTGAAACATGGACAGAGATAACACCATCAGGTGCAGAGACTTGGACAGAAATAGAAGCGTGAGGTAAGCATGGCAAGTACATATACATCAAACATAGGGGTTGAAAAGATAGGTGCTGGTGAACAAGCTGGTACATGGGGTACAACTACCAACAACAACCTAGATATAATAGACAGAGCCATTAATGGTGTAGGAGCTATAACCTTATCTGGTACAAGTCACACATTAACAACTAGTGATGGCACATTATCAGAAGGTGGTAATAAAGTTCTTGTATTAGGGGGATCTCCGTCTGGTACAAACACAATTACTATATCTCCAAACGATCAAGATAAAATGTATTTTGTTCATAACAACTCTGGTCAAACAGCGACATTCACACAAGGTAGTGGTGGTAATGTATCTATTCCAGATGGAGCTAAAGGTCTTATATTTGCAGATGGTGCAGGGTCGGGTGCTAAAGTAACTGATCTATTAGATGGCTTTGCTTTTGGTGGTACAAAAATTACATCTACTGCGGCAGAAATAAATCTTATGGATGGTGGCACAAGTGCTGGAACAACCGCAGTTGCAGATGGAGATGGTATTGTAACCAACGATGGTGGTACAATGAGACAAACCACTGCCGCTACCTTCTCTACATATTTCAATGCTAACCTTGTAACAGTGCCTAGTGCTATAACATCTTCATCAGCCACGCTTACACCATCTTCTGCACAATCTATATATCAAAAGGTTGATACATCCAGTAATAACGTAGCTTTAACTTTAGCGATAGGCAGTTTGGCGATAGGTCAGTATATAATTGTGGATAAGACAAGTTCATCTAATACATTAACTTTAAGTTATCCATCTAACTCACAAGGTGTAAGTCTTGGTAGTTCGGCATCTTTTGCAATAGCGATAAATCAAAATGGAAGTATATTTACTTTTGTAGAGTCAATTAAATATTAGGTGATATATGACAATACCATTTATGCCAAACGTAGGATTTACTGAAGTAAGTTCAGCAGGAAGTTTAAATGATAAAGCAGGTACTAAAACTAAGTTACCAATACAGTTCTTTAGATTAACAGATAATATATCTGGTAATTTAAGTCTTAGTGATGATTCTGCACACAAAAAAATAATACTAGATACAAATGGAAATAATATTACTAACTCTTCTGGATCACCTTTGACAACCAACTCAAGCACTACATTGGAGTTGAAAGGTAGTGGTAATATACAATCTACTTTAAAAACTTTTACTGCTTCAGACAGTTCAACAGGTCACACAGGCACAACTACTTTTAGCAATAGCGATAGTTCAACTCTAGTGGTTTCAACATCTACGACAGATACTACAACAACAGCTTCTCTTGATAGAAATTTTGTAGATGGAGGATCTTCTTTTGGTAATAATGTTCCTGTGGCATATGTTAGTTGGAACGATTCTGATGTTCCTGCTGCTTTTCAAAATGCTGACTCATCTTTAAATGGTGGTGGTAATTTTACTTCTGGTACTTTGTTTTTGGGAGCTACTAATACATCCGTTAGTTCTGCACCCTCTGGAGCCACAATTAGTATACCTCGGAGTTGTGGATCAACCACAAGTATAATTAATGCAGGTATTTCGTCATATGTTGGTAGTACACCTGCCTTTTATCAAAATTGTGCATCAGGTAATCCTTATCAATTTATTTATTGGAGGCAAGGCGAGACTGGAGTATCAGGAAGTTTAAGAATATGGATAAGGCTACCATCAACTCAAGACAATAGAGTATTAACTTTTACAAATAATTTAGCAATATCATGTGTGCTATCTGGTGCAGACCCCTATGATGGTGTTACAGTTAGTGCAGGATCAACAGCAGTGGTCACAAGATCAGATTCTACAGATGGTTCTTTTAATGTTACTGGAACAATATCTGGTAGCGATGGCAGTAGTCAACCTTATGCTTTGGCTGTTGTTAATAGTGGTACTGGTAGTATTAATACCAGTGCTTATACTGGAACTTTATCAGCGAGTGCTTTATAATGCCTATGACAGCTTTAAAATTTAAACCTGGTATTGTATCTGACATTACATCTTATAGTAATGAAGGTGGGTTTGTTGATGGTGACAAAGTAAGATTTAGATTTGGTTTTCCAGAAAAATTTGGTGGTTGGGAGAAATATAGTCCTAATCAATATCTAGGTAGTGCTAGAAGATTGCATAACTGGGTAGCTCTTGATGGTTCTGATTTCATGGGTGTTGGCACACATCTTAAATACTACATAGAAGAGGGTCAGACGTTCAATGACATTACACCGATTAGAAACACCACAGGTGCAGGTGATATAACTTTTGCCGCCACAAATGGATCAACAACAATAACAGTCACCGATCCAGCACATGGTGCTAATGAAAAAGACTTTGTAACATTTTCTGGTGCGGCAACTTTAGGTGGCACGATTACAGCTACAATACTTAATGCAGAGTTTCAGATTGTATCTATCATAAGCTCTAATGCCTACACAATTACATCAAGTGTGGCAGCCAATTCATCTGATACTGGCAATGGTGGTGGCAGTGTTGTAGGTGCATATCAAATAAATGTTGGACTTGATAACACAGTTGGTGGAACTGGTTGGGGTGCTGGACAATGGAGTGGTACAACATCTGGTGCTTTGGCAACACAACTTAATGAAGCATTAGATGATAGCGAAACTGATGTAGATGTAGATGATGAAACTGGCATGAACACAGCAAATGACGTGATCCTTGTAGATAACGAACTGATGCTTGTATCAGCAACTTCTGATGACAATACAATGACTGTAACTCGTGGACATAGTGGAACAACTGCAACTACACACGCAGATAATACACTTGTAAGATTAGCAGTTGGTAATGCAGATTCTGCTAATGACTTTGTAGGGTGGGGTAATGCCGCAAGTGTTACTGTTCCTGGAGCACAGATTAGATTATGGTCACATGATAATTTTGGAGAAGATTTAATCATCAACGCAAGAGATGGTGGTATATTTTATTGGGATAAAACAAATGGTTTAGGCAACAGAGCAATAGAACTTAGTGCGACAAGCACATATTCTGGAGAAACCAGTGTGCCCACAATAGCAAAACAAGTTCTTGTATCAGACCAAGACAGACATGTTATCGTGTTTGGTTGTGATGGATTGGGTGCAAATTCATCTGCCACACAAGGAGATGGTGTGCAAGATCCTTTGTTAATACGTTTCTCATCACAAGAAAATCCAGTGGATTTCTTTCCAACTGCTACAAATACAGCAGGTGATTTAAGATTAGGTGGTGGATCTACCTTCGTACAAGCTGTTGAAACAAAACAACAGATATTAGTCTTCACTAACAAAACACTACACGCTATGAAGTTTATAGGTCCACCATTTACTTTTGGTCTGCAAGAACTATCCAAGAACATAACTATAATGAGTTCGTTTTCGGCCATAGCTGTTGAAGATGCAGTTTATTGGATGGGTGTTGATACTTTTTATGTTTATGGAGGCGGTCAAACAATACAACTGCCATGCACTGTAAAAGATAAAGTATTTTTAGATTTTAATTTTGAAGAGCGTGATAAGGTTCATGTAGGTTTAAACTCTGAATTTGGTGAGATATTGTGGTTCTATCCATCTTCCGCTGGAACAGAGATTGATAAGTATGTTGCATATAACTATATTGAAAAACTTTGGTATTACGGCACACTTGTAAGACAGGCGTGGTTAGATAGAGGTATAAGAAACTTACCACAAGCAACTGGCAATCAGTATCTTTATAACCATGAAGTAGGATTTGATGATGATGGATCTGCTATGACATCGTTTATTGAATCATCAGCAATTGATATAGGTGATGGCGATAAGTTTGTGTCATTAAAGCAAGTTATACCTGATATTACATTTAATGGATCTACAAGTGTTAATCCTGATGTATCATTTACTATGAAATCAAGAAACAATCCTGGTGCTAACTTTAATCAAACTACAGAAAACACAACACAAAGATCTGCAACCACACCAGTGGAGCAATTTACACAAAAGTTAGATTATCGTTTACGAGGAAGGTCTTTTGCTTTAAGGATAGATTCCACATCACTAGGAACAAAGTATAAATTAGGCACACCAAGGGTTGATGTGCGAGAGGATGGTAGACGCTAATGCTTATAACCAGTATTCCTCAATATATTCAAGGTATTACAAATGCAAAGGTAGATTTAACTACAACAAATCTAACAACTTTGTTTACAGTTCCTAGTGATGCCGATTTCAACGCAGCGGTAGTAAGTTCTATACTAGTTGCTGAAGATAGCGGAAATGCTGATACAATCACAGTCCAACTAGTAAGTGGCAGTGACACATTTATATTATTTAAAGTAAAAGCAGTAGGAGCTAATACAACTGTAGAATTGCTTACAAGAGATTTGATATTGCAAAGTGGTGAGATATTGAAAGTACAAGCCGCAACAGCAAATAGATTGCATGTTGTAGCTAGTATTCAAGAGTTATCTAAAACAAGGGTAACAACAAGTGCGTTGTCAAGAATTTAAAAGGCGTATAGACGAATTTGTTAAAATAAGATAAGGTAACAATATGAGTTTAGGTAGATTTTTAAAAAAAATAGCTCCAATAGCTTTAACTGCCGTTGCAGGACCTGCCGTAGGACAAGGATTGGGTGCCTTGTTTGGACCTGCTGCACAAACTGCTTTGGCGAACAATCCATTTTTAGTTAGAGCTGGACTTGGATTTGTAGGATCAAAAGCTTCTGGTCGTAAAAGTAAAGATGCTCTAAGAGATGCTTTAATATCTGGTGCAGTTGGTACAGCATTAGATAGTTTTACTGGACCCGAAAATGTTGCTTCAGATGTTGCAAAATTTAGAGCAACACCAAAAGATCAAAAACTACCTTTTGCCATGACAAGAAGCGAACAAACTATTGGTGGTGGAGCATCACCAATAAGTGGTAAACCTCCTATTGAACAAGCAAAAGATGCAATACAAGGTGTTAGCCCTAAAACATTTAGTGGAGAGTTATTAAGAGCAGCTGGAGTTGCAGACGATAATTTATTTGCAAAATTATTAAATACAAGGCTTGGTGAGGGGTTGACTGCAGGTTTAATAGCACAATTATTAGCTGGTGATGATGATGAAGAAAGACCTCGTGAGTTTGAGCAAAGACCATTTGGCTTTGGTGGGCCTGGAGGTCAACTTGGCAGTATAAGATTTGCAGCAGATGGTGGCTTAAGTGATCCTATGAGTTTTCCAAGACGTAATGGTGGTATAGATCCATCAGAGGGTTCTGGAACAAAAGATGACGTACCTGCTATGTTGATGGCGGGTGAGTTTGTTTTGACAAAGGATGCAGTAAAAGGGTTAGGTGATGGAAACCAAAGAAAGGGAATACAAAGAGCCTATGATATGATGGATAAACTAGAGGCGAGGGCGTAATGGCAAACGGCACAGTTACATATGAAAATATACAGAGATTACCACCTTTTCTTGAAGGTTTGCAAAAAAGACTATTGCAGACAGGATTTGGTGTATTTGATGGCGAAGATCAAACTACCCCAGGCTTATTAGATAAACCGCTAGGTTTACCAGGAATACAGATTGCTGGTGCAGATCCCTTAACAACAAGGGCAGCAGAGTTAGGCGAACAAATGGTTGGCACTTCAAGGCCTTTTCTTGAGGGTGCTAGAGATCAAGCTTTAGCTGGACAACAAGCAATTACAAGTGGTCTTGCCTTCTTGCAACCAGATAGCATACAAAAATTTCAAAATCCTTTTCAACAACAAGTAATTGATGTTGCATTGAATGAATTAGACAGACAAGCAGCACAACAAAGATCAAGAGCTGATGCCGCAGCCGTTGGTGCTGGTGCGTTTGGTGGATCAAGACAAGGTGTGCAAAGAGCAGAAGCAGATAGAGGATTACAACAAGTAAAAGCAGACACATTATCAAAGTTGTTGGCAAGTGGCTTTGGACAAGCACTAAAAGCCTCACAAGAGGCAGGTAGATTATCGGGTGGTCTTGGACAAGCCTTTGGTACTTTAGCAGGCACAACAAGTGATGTAGGGCGTTTGCAACAAGCATTGGGTCAAGCAGATATATCTCAATTAACACAATTAGGTGCTTTGAGGCAAAGACAACAACAAGCAGAGCTAGACGCTCAAAGAGCGAATTTACTACAACAAGCACAAGAGCCTTTTACTAGATTGCAATTAGGACAAAACTTGCTACAAGGTATGCCTAGTGCAAGTATTCCGTCAACATTTACACAAGCTACACAACCTGCTGCTAATCCGTTTTTACAAGGAATAGGTGCTTACACTACACTATCACAGATAGCACCATTCAGTGGTGGTCCTACAGCGAACAGAGGATAAGATGGCACCAAAACAAGGCTTAAATCTTGGAGACACAGACACTTTATTAAAAAGTTTGAATCTTCCTAGTCAACCAAAAACATTTGCAGAATTATCAAAAATGTATGGACAAGGATTGTTTTCAGGCGAGGGGCCTGCTGCAAAGACATTCATACCACCAGTAAAAAATATGAAACAAATGTTCGGTGCACCTAAAACGCAAGGTGGTAAACTTTTACAATTTTTAGGCGATATTCCTTTGGCTGCTTTAGAGGGTGGTAGGTTGTTAACTGGTGGAATAGGTGCTTTAACAAACCCTGGGGGTAACATAATCGCTGATTATTTAGCACAAGTAACGCCAGAAGAATTTGAAAAAAGAACTGGTGGTCTTGGTGCGGGTCCAGAAATGTTTTTGCCAACCGATCAAACATCTTCAATTGCTGGATCAGATATTTTTACACAAGCAGGTCAAGATGCGTTAGCGTCTGAAACAAATGAGGCACTTAAAAATTTAATAGGTAAAAGTGTTGGTGATGTTGGTGCGTTTGATCCACAAGGTGAGGTTGATCAAGCAACTGTTGATAAGATAAAAGAGACACCAAAAACTGAAACTAAGGCAATTGCAGATGATCCATTTTTCAATGTATCTGGAGAAGATGATGGAAGTGGAGAGGATAGAAAAACTGACGAAACAACAGAAGTAGAGGGTGCAGATACACCTGCAAAAAAAGCTACAGTTAAGGCTTTAGATGCTTTTTTAGAACAGGCTAGACCTGGCATAAAGCCAGGTAAATACGAAGATTATATTAAAGAATTTGGAGAAGCAACTGGATTAGACGTTTCTGGTGAGCCAGATACTAAACAAGCACTTATGTCCTTTGGATTAGCACTAATGCAAAATAGAGCAGGCAAAGGATTTAACTTTAGTAAAATATTAGGTGCTGTGGGTGAGGCAGGCGAGGCTGCAATGCCAGATTTTAGAAAAGCAGTGTCAGAGGCAAAGGCAATAAGAGCTAAAGCTGGATCTTATGCTTTAAGTCAGAAAGAGTCAGATCAAAAGAAAGCCATGAATAGAGCCTCTTACGTTGTCATACCAAAAGAGGGTGGATTACAAAATAGTATTCTTCAAAACACTGGTAGATTTGCAAGGCTTAACAGTTATGAATTAAACAATTTAATGAACAACGCAGAGTTTAACGAAAGATTTGAAGTCATAGATGCTTCTACATACACAGATATGACAAAATCTCTTATTACTGCTGCTAATAAAAATAAAAAGAAAACATTTTTAGAAAAACCAACATCAATACCATTGTTTGGTGGATCTAAAATAAAATTTGATGTTTTTTATGCAAATCCAAACAATCCAACCGGTGCAAAAAATCAAATTATTGAGCCACAATTAGCTTTGAACACGATAGCAACAATGGAAAAAGGCTTAAAAAGAGCACAAGATCAATTTAGAGATATTGCTTCCTTAATAAATCAAACAGGTGTGACTGCGGCAGATCAGATACAATCCTTTGGAACGCAATTAGCTAAATCATTTGGTATTAAAATTGGCTCTGGAAAGACTACTCCGTTAAAAAGATTACAAGCCATCTTGACTGAATTAAAAGCAAGAAACGCAGCAGACATTCTTGGAGAAAGTGGTAAAACTATATCTGATAATGATAGAAGATTAGTTGATGAAATAGTTGGTGGTATTGACGTTTTTAAAGGTGAGGGTGACTTAGATTTACTAAAAGAAAAACTAGGTAGACTTTATAAAAACATTATTGACACAAGAAGAGATGAGATAAATGAAGCTTATAGAAATGTGGGTAGGTTTATAAACATACAACAGGGTGGTGCCGCAACTGGTGGCACAAAATATGAAAAAGCAGAAGACGAACAAGGTGTTGTCTATAGAAGAGTTAGACCGAGTGGAACATAATGGGTATAATAAGAGTAGAAACACCTCAAGGAATTGTTAGAGTTGAGATAGAGGGTAATGAGCCAACCGAACAAGAGTTAGCTGATATTGATAGACAATTTTCAGTTGAACCTAGAGCTGAAACTTTCGAAGATCTATTAGCACAAACAAAAACAACTCAACAAAAACAAATTGCCACCACACAAGCAAATTTTGATACAGAATCTGGTATTCAAGATGCAGGTCTAAGAGCGGCTTTGTCTGCCGCTGAAAACAATGCAGAAGAAGAGAATATTCTTGCCACACAAGGTTTTAGTAGAGAAGATTACACAAGAGATAATAGAGGCAGATTAGCATTAACGCCTAGTGGTGCTAGAAAAGTAGGTGTGGAAACAGATAAAAATGTTCTTATTGATGAAGAGGGTTTTAGCAGAAACGATCTATCTGATTTAGCAGGCATTATACCAGAACTTGGTCTTGGTATAACTGGTGCAATTAAAGGTGCTGCAGTTGGATCAACAATAGCTCCCGGCATTGGAACATTACTTGGTGGTGCGATAGGTGCTTTTGTCGGTGGTGGTGGTGGTTCTCTTGTTGAAGAGGCTATCGAGGGTATCGCTGGTGTTTCCGAACAAACTGCTGGAGAAATTGCAACAGACGCACTAATAGAGGGTGGAATTGCTGCTGGTGGAGAACTGTTGTTCGGCATACCTATATTAGCTTACCGAGCAATAGCTCCATCTGGTAAAAAATTTATACAAGAGGCAAGTAAAGAAGATTTAAGAATTACTGCTGAGGGTATTAAAAGAGGTTTAGAGCCTACTATTGCACAAATAAAAGGAAGACCTATTGCTGCAAAGTTTCAACAATTACAAGAGAGTGTATTAGGTGGATCACCAAGAACACAAAAAATAGCGGCAGCTATGGAAAGAGAGATAGGCGAACTAAACAAGCTTATAAGTCAAGGTGTGACAGAAGGTAGTGAAAAATCAGCTGGTGAGTTGTTTATTGAGTTTGAAAAGAAGTTTGGTAAAGAATTAGCTAAGAAACAAACACAAGCTTATGGATCTATAATGACTGCTCTAAAAGAGTCTGCTGATAATTTAGCGGGTGGCTTAGAGCGTAATCAATTAATAGACGATAATATATTCAACTTTGTGCAACAATCTGCAAAGAACTTTGAAAATAATATGTCTCGACAATGGGCTACCATTAACGAGGTTATTGAAACATCTATTGGTGATGCAAGAATTTTACCAACAAATCTTGTAAAAGATGTTGCAGATGTGGCAGAGAAAAAATTTGCAAAAGCAGGAACTGGCAGACTGTCTACTGAAGAAGGAACAGTAGGTCTAAATCTAGTAGAAGAATTAAGAGCGTTAGGTGACAAAGCATCTTTTACAGACGCATACCAATTAAGAAGAAAACTTTGGGATCTTAAAAATGCACCAAAGACAGAGGCGGAATTAACACAAAAAGCTATTATTGATGGATCTAAAAATTTATCTGATGTGTGGGATAGTGCAATCAAAACAGTTGACAACTTGCTTATGGATACAAATATCACCTCTTTGACAGATGATATTACAAAACAATTAGGTTCAGAGGCATTTAATAAGATTAAAGTTGCATCTGAGTTGTTACCATCAGCAAGAAAACAATTCAGAGAGGGCACTAAATTATATGATGATATATCCACAACTTTAGGATCAAAAGACTTAGTATCTCAAATGAGAAGTGGAGCCTTTGATATTACAAGGCCAGGAGCTTTAACTGGATTAACTCAAAAAATTATTGGTAAAGGTGGCAAACCTACTGGTTTAAAGAGATTAAAAAAAGCGTTAGATGACACGCAATACAATCAAATAAAAGGTCAGATGGGTAGAGATTGGTTGCAGAGTGCCTTAACTAAAACTGGCTTTGCATCAATCAAACCAACTAATTTTAAACCAAATGAATTTATAAAATCATTAGATGATTTAGGTGAAACTGGCGTAGAACTTTATGGTAGGGCAGAATACAATAGATTAAAGCAGGTTGCCAAAGGTTTTGAAGATTTAAAACTTACAAACATTGATGAAGAAGTTTTGTCAAATGCTGTTGCACAAGGATTAGATCAAGGTGTTGCAAATGCCGTGAGGGGTGCTTTAGATACATTGGAAGAAACTTCAAGATTAAGGTCTAATAGTGTATTTGCTAAAATTAGAAATAACAGATTAGATCCAGAAGAAGCTTTAGATTTAGTAATGTCTCCAGGTGCTACTCGTGGCGACATTAGAGCTGTTATGGAGTTTTTTAAAGACAGTCCTGCAGAGTTAAAAACTATTAGAGGCACTTATGTAGAAAATATGCTCGATAATGTTGGTGCAGTAACAAACGCTGATAGTATGAAACAATTAGCTAAAAATATAGCAAGAGCAGATAAGAGCAATAAGTTGGATATAGTGTTTCCTAATGTTGGAGAAACTGCTGGTCAAGCACAGAACATTAGAGATTTTGGAAAAATTTTAAATAGAATATCATCAAACATTCCAAAAGGTGATTTGGTTGCTCAAGGTATATTGGCAAACATTTTTAATAACATTGGCAGAATTGCAAAAATGTTTGTGTTAGGTCAACTATTTACTGGTAAAAAGGCTATGAAAGAGATAGTTGAGGCTGCTAAAAAATTAGACGATACTGCTAGTCCGACTGCCGAACAACAAAGAGTATTTTTAGATGCTGTGGCTAACGCTTTTAGACCTGGACAGGCGACAACACAAACAATTCAAGAGGGCGTAAAAGATACATCTAATCAACTACAAGCGTTATCTGAGAGCAGTGGCATTAATCAAGCAGTTGGTAACATCGTAAATCAAACGACTAATCAAGTTAGAAATGTGCAACCAGCAAATCCAAACACTGCCGTTGGAAGCATAGATGTAACAAGTCCAGGTGTTGGTGCTGCATTAGGTTTAAATCCTACAGACCAAGCAATAGCTGCTAGACGTAAGCCTCAATCACCACTTTCTGCTAATATGGAACAATTTGGAGAATTATTTAATAGATGAACATAGATGAGTTAAGAGAAGAAATAGCCAATGATGAGGGCAAGGTTATGTCCGTGTACCTTGACCACCTTAACTTACCCACGCTAGGCATCGGTCATTTGATAACTGAATGGGATGAAGAGCATGGTAAACCAGTTGGCACAGAGGTATCTGAAGAAAGAGTTAACGAGTTGTTTGCAAAAGATATTGAAACAACAATATCAGAGTGCAAAGAGTTATTTGAAAACTTTGATAATCTACCAGATGAAGTACAAAAAATATGTGCAAACATGATGTTTAATATGGGCAGGCCTAGATTAAGTGGATTCAAAAAATTTCGTGCGGCGATAGCAAACAACGACTGGCAAGAGTGTGCCGTTCAGATGGAAGACAGCCGTTGGCACAAACAGGTAACAAACAGAGCGAATCGCCTAATATCAAGAATGAGAGCGGTCGAGGGTACCTAATCCCAACGTCTTGACGTTACTTGTAATATCATGTTTTTCATATTCTTTATCAACCATTAATCCGATCTGTTGACGTATATTTCTTCGCTCTTTATCGCATATAGCTTTAAGTTTGTTGTAGGTTAGAACGTCTATTCCTATTGACTTGAACTTTGATGGGTCTGCCATTATACTACCTCCATGACTTATAAATACCCAATTATACCCAAAAAAACCCGAAGACCAAACAAATATTTCGCAAAAAAAACTGTGGCTATGGGATTAAAATTTGACAGTAGATGGGAAGCAGAGCGTTGGGGTCAATTAAAAGCTATGGAAAGAGCTGGTGTGGTAACACAATTGGAACGTCAAATTAAATATGAGTTAAGCATTAATGACGTGAAAATTTGTGATTATATCGCAGATTTTAGATACCTACTTGAAGAAGAAGATGGTTTATCAAGATTAGTTATAGAAGATGCAAAAGGTATTCAAACACCAGAGTTTCGTCTTAAGAAAAAGATGATGAAAGCCATACACGATATAGATATTTATCTTTCTTTCAAAAAAAAATAATAAAGTTTATTGACAGCTAGGTTATGTGTGCCTATGTTATAGGTATCTAGTGTCTATTTTATATAAAGAGAAAGGAATAATTATGGAATTAGATTTTTTACATATGCCTTTGCAGGATCTATTCAAGTATCGTGAGGACTTGAAGAACCAGATCCAAGCGTTAAAGGATAAACAAGCTCATCTTAATGATGATCTTGCGATTAGGTTTGGCAACACTGCAAGAAATAAACTTGCAGATGATGGCAAAGATTATGGCTCTGTAACATTACATGAGCATGGCTATAAAGTTAAGGTTAGCTTGAGGCAAAAAGTTACTTGGGATCAAGAAGGTCTTGCACAGTCTTTAATGGATATGAATGAAGATGATGCAAGGCACTATGCCAAAATTACTTATGGCATTGATGAGCGTAAGTACAACAACGCACCTCCTGCTATCAAAGCAAAACTACAAGAACACAGAACTGTAGAATTAACTGGTACATCTGTGGATATTACGGAGGATACTAATGGCTCTTAAGATTATTACTGCTGATGAGAGGTTAGCAGAAAAGCGTGGTCATAAGATTGTAGTTTGTGGTCAAAGTGGTGTGGGTAAGACAACTCTTGCCCGCACACTTGATCCAGATACTACTTTATTTATGGACTTGGAAGCTGGTGATGCAGCTATTGAAAGATGGCCTATTGACGTTATTAGACCAAAAACTTGGGAAGAATGTAGAGATTTTGCATGTTTCTTAGGTGGTCCTAATCCAGCTCTAACACCTGAACAACCATACTCAGTAGTTGAATACGAGAGAGTTTCACAGATGTATGGTGATTCTATTGAGATGATGAAAAAGTATGACAGCATCTTCGTAGATAGTATTACTGTAGCAGGTAGATTGTGTTTTCAATATTGTTTAGGACACCCTGATAACAAATCAGATAGAACTGGCAAAATTGATACAAGAGCTGTCTATGGTATGCAAGGTCGTGAAATGATGTCATGGCTTACACATCTTCAACATATTAGGTCTAAGAATGTAATCTTTGTTGGCATCTTGGATGAGAAGGTTGATGACTATGGTAGAACTTTGTATGAATTACAAATTGAAGGTTCCAAGACTGGTCGTGAACTACCTGGTATTGTAGATGAAGTTATTACTATGGCAGTAATGCCAAGTGAAGAACATGGTCCTTATAGGGCTTTTGTATGTCAAACACTTAACCAATGGGGTTATCCAGCAAAAGATAGATCTGGTCAATTAGAAGTAATTGAGGAACCACACCTTGGTAAGCTATTGGCAAAAATTAGTGGTAGGTCAAGCGGAGAAAGGGATTTAAACTTCGTTGACCCTAATGCAATCAAATCTAGCGAAAAAGGAGATACTAAATGATTGATTTTAATGAAGTTCCAACTGGTGGTGGCGGTGGAGGAGATTTTGAGTTAATTCCTGCTGGCACTGTAGCTCGTGTTATCTTAACTATGAAAAGGGGTCCTGAAGTTATCCCTGATTACTCAACACAACCTATGTTTAAGCAAGGTCAAACTGGTACTAAGTGGCTTGAGTGTGAGTTCACTGTTGTTGGTGGTAAGTATGATAAACGTAAGTTTTGGCAGAATATCATGGTTGATGGTGGCAAGATTAACCCTGAAAGCGGCATGCCTTGGTGTAAAGAAATTGGCATCAGAACTTTTAGAGATATTATTAATAGCACTTTTGGTCTTGATCCAAATGACACCTCACCAGAGGCAGCCATGAAGAGAAAGGTCAATGACTTAAACGTGCTTGATGGTGCAGAGTTTTGTGTCAAGGTAGCCATTGAAAAAGGTACTAATGGCTATGCAGATAAGAATAAAATGATGGTTGCTCTTGCTGTTAATAGTAATGAGTACATTGGTTCTGCACAAGCACCTCAGACTAACAATACACAACCTCAACAACCTAATGGTAACAGTCCGTTACCACCTTGGGCTAAGAAGTAGGTTTCTAGGTTTCTAGCGGCAGGACTGCTTTCTCGTCTGCTAGAGTCGGTTTGGGTAGCACCGATGCCGCAAAGCTACCCATTTAACTAGGAAACAAACATGATTTTAAGACCATACCAAGAAGTAGCAGTAGACGACGCATCAACTGCATTAGATAAACACAAGAATACAATTGTCGTTGCACCAACTGGTGCAGGCAAAACAATTATGTTATCTGCATTGGTTGGCAAGAGATACAAGGTAGGTAACAAGGTACTTATTCTGCAACATAGAGATGAGTTAGTAAGACAGAATAGAACTAAGTTCTCTAAGGTTAATCCTAACATTACGACTAGCATTGTTGATGGATCAGAAAAAGATTGGTCTGGCAATACGATATTTAGCATGGTGCAGACATTATCAAGAGAGAATAATTTAAATAACATCAATCACTTTGATTTGGTTGTGGTTGATGAAAGTCATCATGCAGTAGCAGATACATATATGCGTATCATTGACAAAGTTAAACAAGCAAATGAATCAGTAGAGATTGTTGGCTTTACTGCAACACCTAATCGTGGTGACAGAAAAGGACTTAAAAAAGTATTCACTAACTGTTCACATCAGATTGAGATTAACACATTAATTAGAGAAGGCTTCTTAGTGCCACCTAAAACATACGTCGTTGATGTGGGTGTGCAGAAAGACTTACAAAATGTTCGCAAAACAGTAATTGATTTTGACATGTCAGAAGTTGAAAAGATTATGAACAAACGTGCCATTAATGAGAAGATTGTTCAAGAATGGCAAGATAAGTCTAATGAAAGAAAGACAGTTGTTTTTTGCAGCACAATTACTCATGCACAAGATGTTTGCGATGAGTTTAGAAAAAAAGGTATCAGAGCAGAAATTGTAACTGGTGATACACCAAGCGAACAACGTAAAGAAATACTACATGATTTAGAACATGGTGATGTCCAAGTCGTGGTCAATGTTGCAGTATTAACAGAAGGCTTTGATGCACCACCAATTAGCTGTATTGTTCTTACAAGACCATGTTCATACAAATCTACAATGGTGCAGATGATTGGTCGTGGTCTGCGAACAATCAGTCAAGAAGAATATCCTGGAGTAATTAAGAAAGATTGTATCGTCTTGGATTTTGGCACCAGTGTTTTGACACATGGGTCACTTGATGAGGGCGTTGACCTTGATGGTGCTCAAGCAAACGTAAATGGAGCAACACCACTAAAAAACTGTCCAGAGTGTCAATCTGAAATTCCATTGTCATCAAGAGAGTGTCCTATCTGTGGACATGAGTTTGGCACTCAAGATAAAGAAGTTCTTGATAACTTTACCATGACAGAAGTTGATCTTATTGACAGATCACCATTTAGATGGCTTGACTTGTTTGAGAATAATAGATGTATGATGGCAAGTGGGTTTAATGGATTTAGTTTAGTTGCACATTTAGATGACCTATCTGTAGCTCTTGTAAAGCGTAATAAAGGGCGTTTAAGGGTTGTTAGTGTTGGAACTAAGGAGCAAGCAGTTGCGTCTGCTGATGACTTCCTAAGAGGCATAGAAGATGGTGATGGCTCAAAGAAAGGTAAAAGATGGTTAAATCAAGGTGTGAGTGTAAAGCAAAGAGACGCATTAGCACAATTAGGTCAGTTTGTTAGACCTATGGACTTTAGTTGGAATAAATATAAAGCAGCCTGCTGGTTAAATTATTTGTGGAATAAAAAAGAAATTGATGCAAAGATTTTAACCTATTACGAAGGAGATGATAATGCAGCGTAGTGAAGCGTTGAAAAAAGTAGACTTAATCATTAATGGACCAAGAGCTAAATCTCATGGAGATGCCACAGAGACACATACTTATATAGCTCAAATGTGGAATATATTACTGAGAAAAAAATTAAAAGAGCCTTTAGACATACATGATGTTTATAGGGCTATGATTGGTATTAAACAAATTAGAAATAGTCAGAATCCAAAAGTCGATGACAACATGATCGATATTATTGGATATGCTGCATTAGCTTTGGAGGCAAAAGATGGCAAGAATGGTAATTGAATATACTATCCAAGAAGAAAACAAAGTTGGTATTGAAAACTTTAAAGATGGCAAGATGTTTGTTCAGTTTAGTTTTGATGATCACCCAGACGTTACTGCAGGTAAGATGCAAGATGCGTTAGTCAATGTGATGCACAAAAATAAAGATTACGTTTTAAGTATAGTCTTCATTGCTAAGTTTGAAGGCGTAACAATGGCAGAGGGTGCTCTGTACAAAGAAGGAGAAGGTAGATGGATAAACCCACAATCGGAGACGATTCACTAAAAAATTTAACTCAATTATTTACAAGAATTGGTTGGGATAAAAAGTTAAGCGAACTAACTGAAGATGAGATAGTCGCAACAATATTGATTATGCAATTTTCAAAAAGGATAGATTCAGATGAACAATATACAAAAGACAGACTCGACAAACTACTTCTTGAATATGTCTACGAAAAACAAGACGACACAATCGATGAAGACGAAATACCTTTTTGAAGAAGTTATTGACGAAACTATTGTAGACAAAAATAGAAAAGAGCCTAGACGTAAATATTTAGGTGCATCAATGTTAGGAGATAGGTGTGCAAGAAAGATACAGTATATTTATACTGGTTGCGAACCTGATGAAGAAAAGAAGTTTAATGCTAGGACTTTGAGGGTGTTTCAGTTAGGACATGAGCTAGAAACAAGTATGGCTGGTTGGATTAGAAATGCAGGATTTGACATAAGAACTATGGATAGTAATGGCGAACAATTTGGTTTTTCGATAGCAGATGATGAGATCAAAGGACACATAGATGGTGTGATTTGTTCTGGTCCTTTGGATGTCAGTTATCCAATGTTATGGGAATGTAAGTCTGCTAATGAGAAAAAGTTTAGAGATTTCAAGATGAAAGGCATAAAAGCTAATCATACTTATGAAGTGCAAGTTGCGTTATATCAAGCATACATGGAGCTAACAGATAATCCTTGTTTGTTTACAGTTATTAACAAAAACACTAGTGAGATATTCTATGAGCTTGTTCCGTTCAATCAAGAGTTAGCACAATATGCCAGTGATAGAGCAGTTGATATATTAAGAGCATCAAAGCAAAATGAAACCTTACCTAGAATAGCACAGAACAGAGATGTATTTGACTGTAAATTTTGTCAGTTTGCAGACACATGTTGGGAAGATGGTTGATGGTGACACAGAAGGTAGCAAAGTGCCACCATCAAGGGGAATGGTAATGAACATTATAAAGTTTGGCAACAGTAAAAGAACTATGGATGCAAAGGAATTAGTTGAGCTAATTAGTGAGAGAGTTCCTGCAAATGTTCAGATTGATTTACTCAAAGATACATATCCACAAGGTGTTGTTAGAGGTGATCAATTTACTATTGGATCGCTTGGTGGAGAGGCAGGTAAATCTCTTAAAATAGACATAAACCCTAGATCACCATACTTTATGAAAGGTCAAGATTTTAATGGTGCAGATGGAGTTGGGGGTATTGTTAAAATATTGATGGAA